TCTGTAAAATGATTTGTTTGCATAATTCTTCCGCCCTCTTTCGATACTTAAAGAATTATGTTGGGGTTTTCGGAGTTTCTTTTAAGACGTTCCTAAATCGTCTCACTACTTCTATAGCGCGGCTACCTACGCGCTTTCAGGAGCCTGTCCGAACACGAGGTACAAATTGGTAAGTGTGGCATTTGTGGGTGCCCAAATAGCAGTTTGTCCTGGCTGCATTAACAGTTGTGTTCCTTGGACTAGCACAGTGGCTGCTGAATTTATGGCAGCTACATCATTTGTGATGGTGCCGGTACCTGCGACGCTGGCACCTACTAAAGTGCCACCTCCTGCGGACATGTGTGCATAGCCTGACCACGGAGCGGTGAAGGTGAAGGTGTAAACCGGCGCTGTTGAGGTGCCAGTTACAACAAGATTTGCGGGCAAATTTCCTGACACTTTTGCCAACAGCAAGCCGTTGGTGTTTGTATCATAGGATCCTCCTAGGGAGGCACGAGCTGCAGAGTTTCCATATTCGGGTACGAAAAACTCCACTTCGTAATCTACCACCAAGTCACCTACAACTGAAGATATGCCTGAGTTGTAGATCCCGATATTGAGTTTGCCCATATCGTACATTTTGATGTCCTCATTTGCGGATAGTGCGGCTGTTCTGACGAAATACGAATCAGCTTGGCGAGGTAATTTGGGTTTGACATCCATTTTGAGTGGAGTCCACAAATTGCCTTTGGCTGATGTTTCATCGTTCATCTGAACCATTTTGCTAACCTCATTGCGGTCAGCTGAATCATAGTCGAACGACATGACAATACTACCACTAGTATTGGATGCACGCTCGGGTTCAAATGCAAACTGGAGCCTATTGAATTTGTAGCGCTCAAAGTTTGTGGCTATTGGGAACAACCATGGGAACATCTCAACAAGTCCGGGGTTGACATTTATGTATATGTACTCATCGGTTGATGCTCCGCCGTTTAACTGACGAATGTACTCCCTATGACTCACACACACAGACCTCTTTTTCTGGACCATGCTGGGGGCCTTACCCTTGGCAACTGTACCTATTGCTACAGGAGCTTTTGGGTGGGCTTGTTGATTCTTGGTTTGCTGGTTTTTCTTGTTTCTCCTTCTTCGTTTGTTCTTTTGTGCAGAATTCGCCTTCTGCTGGGCATTAGCTTGGGAATTATTTTTGTTTGTCATTAATAATATTGTGGGATAAATCCCAGTTAGAGGTCACCAATCTCCGGGAACGTTTCACGGTCATTTTCCCATGTTAGCGGGTTCCAGGTAGATGAGCATTCTGTGTTGCCTCCAACATTAAATGTCCAGTTATCAAGATAATGCTCCATCTGCAACTGTCGATTTATCGTAATTCCGAATGCTAATTCAAAAGAACGGCGGGCGTCGTCGGTGATGGTGAGATCATATGTTCCGTCTTCCATCTTGAGATGCTTGTACAGTCTACTCTCTCTCAAGGCTCTCAGCCACTCACCGCTTTCTGTATCATACCTAGCTTGGGCACCTTCAGAGTTGCGAAGGAGCGCTAGGGCGTAAGATTGGAGCACGGGGACACCTATGTTGAGTATGAGTTCACACTCACCAAGACCAGACACGTAAGCTAATCTAAGCCACTTAGGTGCGGTAGTCCACCGACGACCAACCAGGCAACAGGACATCACCTTGATTGGATCTCTTACGAACTTCAAACCTAGATGAGTCTCGATTGGTTTTGATTGGCAAAACGCAACCTCATATATGTTGGAAGTTTCATTTTCGATCTTTAATTCGTGACCACAGTGTAGAAACATATCGGGCAACTTGGACTTAACCATAGCTACATTCTCTTTCTCTACTATAAGCAGGCAATCATCACCATCATCTAAGATGTCAAAAAACACGTTTAGTTGGGTCATCACTCCTACAGTCATGGATATCATAATTATACAATTACCAAGGGCTGTATTCATGTCCCCAGACATGCGTTTTCCTAATGTGGTGTACCTTATTCCAGTGGAAGTCTTGACTTTGTTGATGCACTGCCAATCTAAAATTTGTGCTAGCAGCGGGTCACTGTTGCAGTGTTTGTAAACACCGTGTTCGACCCTCAGTAGTGCAACATCAACATGTTGATCGAATCTCGACATATCTAGTGATAATATGATCGGATTCTTAAAGTAAGACAACTTACGCACGAGCAACTGTGCCCTTTCGGGCTGATTCAGTCCTTTAGCAATCACACGAACACGAGGCATGTTTCTATGATGCAATTTTAATCTGTACAAGTGCCTCTCAATAGGCTTGAGATAGGCTGCCAGTACCACACAGTACTTGGCGTTTCGGAACTGAACGGGTCGGGGGTCAGGATTGACTTTCACAGTTGGATCGATTTTCTCACACTTTATAAACATTGAGACATCACTGTCCTCTCTTACGATACCTTTTTCGAGAACGTGATCGACAGCGTCAAGATAGCGTTGCCGCTTCTTTCCGGTGTACTTTTCCGCAAACTTACCCAGTCTCTGGACGTGTGTGAATGGTAACGCCCTTTTAATATAACCTGCGCCAATCTTAGTGTATCTGATTCCCTCCAGGGTTGGTTCAGGCACTTT